AGTACCTTCATTGTAGAGATAAGCATCTACAATTGGTCCACGAACAACTGGAGTAGCAGTAAATGTTCCCTCTGTTTGCTGAGTTGTTACTGCTTTGATAGTTACGGTGATTTCAGGATACTTGAAGATGTGACTACCGACACCAACAGATCCAAGAGTGACATACTTGTTTCTATTGAAGTCAGTATGATTGGTTCCACCAACACCAGCATTGGCAAGTCTAAACTCTTTATCAGAAACAGTCAATACCTTGTACTGTACTGTTGTAGAAAGTCCAGAGATAGCAGTATCAAAGTATTCGTACTCTACAAAGTCACCATTAGTAAAGTTATGATTATCAAAGACAATGGTATCATTTGCTGTATTGATACCTGTTGACTGAACAATGAGTTTTCTATTAGAATATCCTTGTCCAGGGTTAAGGACATTAATTCTATCAATCTTTAGCTTCTTATTAGTAGTTCTGAACTTCATCAGTCCAGCATTATTTTCAGTAGTAATACCAATAGTATTAATTCCTAACTGAGCATCCAGTTTTGTATTATGGATTTGAATAGTACTACTGTTAATAAACTTAGAGTAGTAGATATTTCCTGTTTGAAGCGTTAAGTTCTGAATAGCATCATTGGAGGTATTTGTGGCAATACCAAGAGCAGCATTACCTAATGCATTGTAAACAATAGGATCACCAGTTTGGAAGTTATGCTGAGTATCAAAAGTAATGGTATTAGCAGAAACATCAACACCACCACCTTCAGCAAGAGTATTCGCATTAAAGAATACTTCTCTAAATTCAGATGCTAAGGTTGCGGATGCCGTAGCACCTTCACCATTACCACCAGAAACGTTAATGGAAATTACTTCTTCCAAATCAAAGTTTACTGGATCAACAAGAATATCAGTAAATGATCCCTCAACAACTGGTTGTACTAATGCGGTTGTTCCAGAAGAAATAGATGGATTACCAACAATCACTCTTGGAGCATTAGATGCATCATAGTTTGTTCCACCAGTAAACACTTCAACCCTATCAAGGGGACCGTAGAATACGGAATCATCAACCTTATAGTTTGTTACTTCAACACCATTGATAAGAATACCTGTTGTTCCAGGTTGAGTTAAATCTCTCTCACCAGTTCTAATATCTTGAGAGAGTGGGAACTTCTTAAGAAGTTTTTGTGGTTGAATAGAACCCTCTCTTTGTTCCGCAAGAATGAAGGAGTGAGGACCACTATTAGAAGGATTAAACCTTACATATGATCCTGCTGCCAAGAATGATCTAGACAGGGAAAGCTTAATCCTATTGTTATTGGGTGCTGGTTGAACCTCGACAAAGTAACTTCCCGTATTCAATCCAACAATAGGAGAAGCACCATCTAAAGGCTGGTAAAATACTTCGTCTCCACTGAAGAATGGAACAACGTCTTGGAAAGAAATCGTATCATATGAAAGCTTATTAGAGTCGTATCCCTGAATAGAACCACTTGATGTAGATGCTACGGAAATTTGAGACTCAGTTGTTACTGGTCTGATTACATAGGATGGTAAGGAGTTGGAAGCAACATATCCAAATTTATTGTCTTCGACATATGTGTTTAATACATCAGAAGAAAGAACATTGTCACCAGACGATAATGGGGCACCTAAAGAAGATGCTTTGTTGATTCTCTTTCGGATATCATAAAACCCAGCTGGATTTACTCCAGAATAATCACCAGATCCAAGTGTTACTGCATTATTTGTTAAGTTTACACCAACAACTTCAAGATTGGATGCGGCAATTGTTTGACTAGACCTTTCCACAATGTCAACGAAATCACCCTCTTTCAAACTAGATCTGTCAATTGTGGAAGAGAGATTGAAAGTAGAACCACTGAAAGAGCTTACAAAATATCTTGCAGAAGTATTGTAGATCCAGGAGTTGAAGAAGATCTTCGCATAAGAATCATCTTCCTGATCATTAGAAATAACTTGACCAAGATTTTTAACAGAGATTAATGATCCCTCTACGGAGGAAAAGATATCCTCAGATTGCTCAAAGTTACTTAAAACACCAGTGATAACAAATCTGACCTGTCTGGTCAAATCATTTTCTTCAAAAGCATATACTTCAAGATCTTGAGTGATCTCTGTTCTGGGTGTAATATCCTCTGTTAAACCAGAACATCCAATGAACTGGGTAATTGTCTTTGATGTATATGTGATAGTGTCGTCACCAATAACAAATGATCCAGACTCTGGGAATCCAATAGTCGAATCTACGGTGATTACATTAGAACCAGCAGAGTGACTGCCAATAGTAAAACTACTTCCAGGAATATTAAATTTACCTTCGATAAGACTCTCATCACCAAATCCAGTAAAGAGAGAAATCTTATAGTATGTCTGTACACCAATATCCTCAGAAGTTCCTCTAGTAAAAATCTCTACTTCGGAAATTGGTCCACTAGCAGACCCAATCTTATTCAGTGGTTGAGCATCTTGGAATAGTGTTGTGCCAGAAATAAGAGCGGGATTGCCACTGATCAGTTTAGCAACAACAACCTCTCTACGAACATATTCCGCATAAGAAGGTTTTGCTAGAAACTGTTCAAGATCGATTACTTTAGAATCTACACCATACAGAACTTTCAGAAGAATTTTGATAGATTCTTCCGTACCTTTACTCTCATATAAACTTCTAGATTCTTTAATAAAGTTATTTACGTCTAGACTAGGAGCAAGTTGCGTATTTTCTAATCCAGGTGTGTATAGTTTTTTGAGTTTGTTATAAAATTCTTTAAGAAAGAGAGCACTTAAATTCTGTACAGATACTCCCTCTGCGTGAGTTTCTGCTTCAGATTCGGAAAATACTAATTCTTCAGGATTATTGGGGGCATGATATGATGTAATGCCAGAAAATCCGCGCACACATCCTGTAAAGGAATTAGTTGTTACACCAGTATATGTAATAATTTCATTATTTAACTTGATTAATCCATATTCTTGCGGAAATCCTTTTGTATTAGTAACAAAGATTTCTGTATCTGTTGTGGAAATGCCAGATGTCACTGTGGACATACCAGCAATCACATCTGGTGTCAGACTATCCAGTTTCAGGTACTGATCAATATTCTCAGCAATATCGACTGGACCACCAGCAAATTCTTGAGACGTGTAATAAGATCTCAGAAAATCCACAACAAGTGGATTTTCGTCTTTAATAAATTCTGGAAGTTGATTGTCTACAACTTGTTGAATCTTAACTCTGGAATCAAAGACAGAATTAGTGTTTATCATTTCCTACTTAATTGTCCGTTGGTATAACTGGATGCGACGGGGAATCCAACCCCCGAGATTTGTTCACCAGATGTAATAGTGTCTCTTGCCATATTTATGGTGCTATTGGAGATATCCAATTGCAAATACAAGTCTTTGAGACCAATTACATCATTAGACTCTGGAACTGCTTGAATCTCAATGATTTGATTTTCCTTTACCGTAGACGTAATATTAACAGTGTTGATAATGATTTCACCTTTTACATAGTCAATCGTACCAGCCGCAGGTACAATGACAACTGGACCAGAGTCAGATTCTTTTACAATTGCGATAGCACCACTCTGCATATCGGCATTTGGAACGTCTGTAAAATAGAGAAGGTCCGAAGAACCCTCTACAGTGAATCCAGTGCTCTTAATATTGTATCCCTCAGAGACCACGTGGAACTTATTTCCATAACATATCTCATACTGAGTATATTGGTTTACAAGTGCCTTCAGGTCCCTTCTAATGACCACTCTGGTAATATTTGATGTAATAGCAGTATTCGTATCATCGATGATTTTTACTGCTTTGCTGTATTTGAATCTTCCACCAAAAGTATTAAGGTCAATGGAGTCTGAATATGTGTTTAAACTTGAAATAACATCAGACTTGAGTTGTTTAGCATCAGATACTTGACTTGCATTGTAAAATACGTTTGAATAGAGTTCAATGTAAAGAAGTTTGAGGTCTTCAATTCTTTGATTCACTCCAGCAACGGAATATTGCTTCAAATCACTGAGAATTTGTGCTTTGGTAAAATCTGATAAGAAAGTACCGTTCTTTGGCTTAATACTCAATACAACGGTTCCAAATTCTGGTGGATCTAACTCTTCACCACCAACAACAGATACAGATTCCGTATCTGGGTAAATTCTTTGTACAATTGCCTCGTAATCTTTAGAAGTTACTGCTCTATACTGAGAAGAGTACAATCTAGGAGCATAATACTTTACAGATTCGATTGGTTCAATATCAGAACCGTTAGTGGCAGACTGATTTGTTGTTATAGTTACTGTATTTGTTGGTAAAAAGGTAATACCAGTGCTATTTTCCACAGAACCAGCAAAAGAGAAGACTCTGGATCCATTTCCGCGGGATCCGTCACATACAATGTAACTTACTTCAATTACAGACTCATTTTCTAGTTTTTTGCCAAAAATACCATCACCAAACAAAAGTTCATACCTTTCATCAGTTACTTCTTGAATAAGGTAAATTTCGGAAAGTGATGTTACGTTAATAATATTTTCAATCTGTCTATATTCTCTTCCTACGGTTTCCTGTGGTCCTCGAACAGTTACTCTAATGGAACTTGTATCGATTCCTGGGTTGTCTAGAATAAATCTTTGATCGATCGATCCATTGACCTGGAAGGACCTTGCAAGTAGTGTCCCCTCATAGACATCAATGTTACTAAACGATGCCCTTCTAGGTCCATTTCCGTTGACATCAGCACCAATCAAAGATGAGGTTGTGGTAATGTCTTCTGGAATAGAAAATACGACAGAACTATTGTCTACGGCACCGACACAAACCAAACCTTTGCTTAAAGTTACTGTTGGGCTTGTTCCAGTGTACTGAATATTAAAACTTATCTGAGCTTGTGCTGATTTTCTTGATCTGGGTACATATCCAATGTTTCTAGCAAGAGAAACCACATTTTCCCTCAAAGTAGCAGAGTCAATAAATGACTCATTAACTACCATATTGGAGTTAAATGCTGTAATATAAGTATTGTATGCTAGAGTATCAATAAGGACAGAAAAATTTGACCCCTCAAAGTCAAAGTCGGTAAAATTCGAGTTTGCTCTCAGATAAGACTTGATAGAAGCCTTAATCTGATCAAAATCTAAATCTGTAAACTTAGTTAATGGCATTTATCTCGTGACCTCAAGTATGAAGGAGATATTTTGTGGTGGTAAGTCTTGTCCAACGATATCAAATGCTATTGTTACCTCAAAAGTGTTATCATCAGGTCGTGGTAGGACAACGACATTCAAATTACCGACTCTAGGTTCATAATTTATGATAGTTTCTTCAATTTGATTCGCAATAATGCTAGCAGTACCATAATCGCAAAAATCAAATAGAGTATCTCTGACATCCGAACCCAAAAATGGGTTAAAAAACCTCTCCGTGGGGATAGTTTCTACTAAATTCCGCACCGAACGTGCTATTGCACGCTCATTTACAAGCACGGGGAGGTCTTTTGTAATTGGATGGGGCATAAAGGACAAAGAAATGTCCTTAAATGCCCTTGATACTTTGGTTGAAGCCATGAAAAGGCATGATTTTAGACCGTAAACCTATTTATTAGGTTTTCCATAACTTGGTTCAGTTCCATATTCCCAATCATCATAGTCTTCGTCGTTACGAATCTCTTCATGAAGCACAGTTTGACGTTTTAGGTCATGAACATGGTCCCCAACGACCTCTCTCAACAGGTTATCTTCTTGTTTTTTCATAGGTTTAGTCCAGTAATCGGTGATCAAGCCCCTTGTACCCCACATTGACTCCATATAATCGGGATCTCTGTCTGGATAAGGTTGTCTTGTCATCTGTTTTCTCCTAAAAAGGGTGAACAGAACTTTTTACGGGGTTGCTATCCCGTTTTTTTGACAATATTTTGATCTTCACCAAGTATTTCAGTCACCATTTCATCACTCCAGTGATCATAATACCCAGATTTTGATAAAATTTTCCTAGACTCTTGTAATTTCTTCTTTTTTTGGCATAAAACAAGGTTGTACTTACCATTATTTGTCTTAATTCCATTAATATGGAAGTCAGTATAGGCACAATCCTCTAAAAATATGTAGTCAGTGTATTTTTTATCGTAAAAATCGCACCAAAATTGAATCGCATCAACACTTAGGTAATCCTCGACAACAAAAATGACGACATCACACCCATTTACAGGCATGATATCGTCAATGTTGGAGTGAATTATCTTATAGGTTGCTGTAGAGGAGAAAGGGCAGACCGAAAAATTGCCTAACTCAGGTCGGATTGTAGAAATATTCTTAATCCAACGTTTAATGTGCTCCTCTACATCATTCATCAACCCTTACCTTGACCCCGATACTTCTTACGTGCCGAGTTACGAGACGTTGCGGCGTATTTAGTATTCTTAGAGTTACCCTGACGGGTGCATTTTGGCTTACCAGGCTCAAACTTGATTCCAGAGATGCCGATTTTGCTACGTACTGCCATTGTCCTCAATAGTTTCAAAAGAGATTTCAGAGGGGTCTGGAACACCAGTGCTATAGTAAGACTGTGCCAGACTCTCCATTTCGTCGAAAAATTGCTCCTCAGGTAAATTGCTGAGGAGCACAGAACCCCGACACATGATATTATACAACGTCCGAGGTGCTTTTGTCATCAGATCACACGAGTTTTCTCGTGACCGACACGAATGCGAGGATCGCACA